AAGAGAAGCAATATCTAAAGCAGAATTCGAAAAACGATATGATATGAATTTTTGGATCAAACTCTACTTGTATTTACGCACTAAAGAGAGTAATCTCAATATGGGAAAATCGCAATTTGATGCAAAAATGCGCCATGCCCAAAAACTTTTTCAATATAAGGGCTTGACAGAAGCCACTGATTATATTAACATGGAGATTAGAAGATTTACGGAAAGAACCTTCGAAGGCGAAGGAACTAAGCCGGGTGGATATAAATTTACATTCTAAAGGAATTTCATGTTATTCCAAAGTTTAGACGACAAAAAGAGGTGCATCGGAGTTTATTGTGATGGAAAGCTTTCTTTTGAACCAAAATACAAAGAGCTGTCAAAAACATGGAACTATTCTCCGTCTTTTAGAGGTATGCCAATAGAATATGCTGCACTTTACTGCAATGGTAAAAATTTAGATCAAGTATGTCCTGAATTCTTAAGACAAGACTGGTTGAGAATTAGTAGTAAGTTACGTGCCTTTATAACATCTTTCAATGAAGCAAAAATTGATTTGGATGATAATTGCTTTTTTGATCTCGTACCACAGAAATTTTTATTAGAATTATGTGAGATCAAAAACAAAATTACAAAACACGTATTCGAAAATTATCCTCGGCCAAAAAATTACGATTTTTTTCATGAATTGGCACAATTGGTTGATGACATTTCGAACAATAAGCTAAACATTGACATATCGGTGCTCAAAAATAAAATGGCAGAATTTAAGGTACGACAATTTACTAAGAAAATTAACAATACGAATGCATGCATTAAGTATAATATTTTTGGTACAAAGACTGGCCGCCTAACAACCAAGAAAAATAGCTTTCCCATTTTAACCTTGGATAAGAGTTATCGCAGCATTTTGAAGCCAAATAATGATTGGTTTGTTGAATTAGATTTCAATGCGGCTGAGTTAAGAACTCTTCTAGGTCTTTTGGGAAAAGAACAACCTAAAGGCGATTTACATGAGTGGAATATGAAAAATGTGTATAAGAATACTCTAACAAGAGAAGAGGCAAAAAAGAGAATATTTGCATGGCTTTATAATTCGAACTCCAAAGATTCTCTTTCAAATCGCACATATGATCGCAAAGAGATTCTAAAAAAGTATTGGGATGGTAGCAAAGTCAAAACCCCATTTCATAGAGAGATAGACTCAGATGAATTCCATGCTTTAAACTACATTATTCAGAGTGTCACTAGTGATTTGATCTTAAGACAAGCTATTAAAGTTGATAAACTACTTAAAGATAAAAAAACCAATATTGCTTTTATGGTTCATGATTCGATTGTGCTTGACATGGCCAAAGAAGAGGAAGATTTAATAAATGGTATATTTAAAACTTTTGCAAATACTGAATTGGGAATATTTAATACTAGCGTCACCGCCGGGAAAAATTTTGGAGAATTAACAAAACTATGGATACACTTATAGGACTAGGGAAGGCTGGCTGCAACATTGTAAAGGAATTCTCTCAACACTCACAATATCGTTGTTATTATATTGATAGTGAAGAGAGAAAGGAAAACAATTTTCTTTTTGTGCAAAAACAAAAAGACTGTGAAGAACATGAAAACAATCCACCTTCTCTAGGGGGATTTTTTGATAATGTAAGTGATGATGTACTTTTCATCGTCGCTGGTTCAGGTGCTATCCCCGGCCTTTCTCTTAGAGTCTTAGAAAAAATTAAAGATAAAAATCTTAATGTATTATATATCCAACCCGATTTGCAGCTTTTAGGTGAGCTTGGAAAAAAGCAAGAAAGATTAACATACCAGATTCTGCAACAGTATGCACGCTCTGGGCTTTTTAATATGCTGTATCTTATATCTAATCCGACTTTAGAAAAAATTATTGACAAAGTATCAATCATAAACTATGATAAACAATTAAATCAACTAATCGTTGCAACGATTCACATGATAAATGTTTTTAACCACACCAAATCTGTTATGAATACATTTGATGAACTTCCCGAGACAGCGCGGATTGCGACAATCGGAATTGTTAATATAAAAGAAAATGAACAAAAGTTGTTTTTTCCTCTTGACAGTATACGAGAAATGCGATATTATTATTCTATAAATCGGGAGGAGCTAGAAAAGGAAGGAAGTCTTCTCTCAAGTGTTAAACAATATATCAAAGAAGTATCGAGTGATAAAACACGAGCTAGCTATGGAATATACACATCCAATTATAAACAAAATTATGGATACGCTATTGCATATAGTTCAGAGATACAAAAGTGAATTTTTTGTTTGACAAGGTGAAAAAAGTGTGTTATATTGAGTGTACAAAAACTAATTGCAAAAGGAGAAAATAATGGCAATTGATATGAATAGAATGCGTGAGCGAAAGCGAACGATTGATAGTCGCAATAGCGGCAATGTTAACGGTGTGAATTTCTGGCGTCCTCAAGATGGGGAACAAGTAATTCGCATTGTACCTACACAAGATGGAGATCCCTTTAGGGATTATTGGTTCCATTACAATGTGGGTAAAAATGCTGGCTTTTTGAGTCCAAAGAAAAACTTCGGAGAAGATGATCCACTTGATCAATTTGTTCGTCAGCTTTTCAATGAGGGCACAGATGAAAGTCGTACAATGGCTAAGGATCTTATGGCCAAACAGCGATTTTTTGCGTCAGTAGTTGTACGAGGCGAGGAAGATCGTGGCGTTATGGTTTGGGGCTTTAGCAAAACGGTTTATGAAACTCTTCTTAACCTTGTGTTAAATCCTGAATATGGAGATATTACTGATCCTGATTCTGGTACTGATTTGCTGCTTTCTTACGGAAAGCCCGCAGGACAGACTTTCCCCGTGACCAAGATCACTCCTCGCCGTCGCTCCTCACCTCTATGTGGCGACAACATCGATGAGGGATATTGTGCTCAACTGCTTGATAGCGTTCCTGATATGACAAATCTTTTTGAGCGTAAGACCTCAGAAGAGGTTGGTCGTATGTTGGACGAATTTCTTTCCGGGGACGATGCTGCCGAGTCTTCTTCTAGTGAAGTGCGCTATAATGATAGCGCAACTAAAACAGAAGATAGTGCTAACAGCGTCGATCAAGCTTTCGAGGAGTTGCTTGGTTAATATTGGGGGGCGCAATGCCCCCCTCTTTGATTTTAAATAAAAAGGTGAAAATATGGCTAAGGCTAAATTAAGAAAGGTAGGTCGCCTTTCACCCGCAGAGATGCGTTCAATGATTAATAAGAGCACTGGAATGAACGTTGCTCACGACCTCAATAAGGCTAACCCAACTGAAGTTATAGAGTGGATTCCAACTGGTTCTAGATGGCTAGATTCAATTATTTGTAGAGGTAAGTCAGCAGGTATTCCTGTTGGAAAAATCGTAGAAATTGCCGGTCTAGAATCCACCGGCAAATCTTACATGGCAGCACAGATTGCCGCCAATGCTCAAAAGATGGATATGGATGTGGTTTACTTTGATTCTGAGTCAGCTATCGATCCTCAATTTTTGGAGAAAGCTGGCTGTGACTTAGATACACTCTTATATGTACAAGCAATGAGCGTTGAGATGGTACTGGAAACCATTGAGAGCCTTATGGGAAGCAACGACAATAAAATGCTTTTTGTTTGGGATTCACTAGCCTTTACCCCCAGTATGTCTGATATAGAGGGCGATTTTAATCCGCAGTCATCGATGGCAGTTAAGCCTAGAATTTTATCGAAAGGATTTTCTAAGTTAAATATTGAAATTGCCAATAGGGGCTGTACTCTTTTAATTTTGAATCAATTGAAAACCAACATTACTTCGAATATTGCAGAGGCAATGACCACCCCCTATTTCACTCCTGGTGGCAAAGCCGCAACTTATGCTTATTCCCTGAGAGTTTGGCTTACTGGTAGAAAAGCAAAGAATAGTTTTGTGTATGATGATAAGGGTTTTGTGATTGGCAATGAAGTCAAGGCAAAAATCGAAAAGAGTAGGTTTGGAACACAAAGACGAACTTGTACATTCAGAATTTTATGGGGAGATTCTGTTGGTATTCAAGACGAGGAAAGCTGGTTTGAAGCAGTTAAAAGTTCAGAATATTTAACTTCATCGGGTGCATGGTATACTTTGACTTATGAAGACGGAACTGAAGAAAAGTTTCAGCCTTCAAAGTGGATGGAGAGGATGGCGGACGAGAAATTCCATAGTCGAATTCTTGAACTCATGGATGAGGAAGTAATTCTTAAATTTGATAAAAGAGAGGGCGATCCTGAAAAGTTCTATAATGTAGATGAGGGAGTAGAAAAAGATTGACATTTGACCCTCGATCTTTTATCATAAACTTATGGGTTTTAACAAAGGAAAAGACAAGTTTGTACAGCTAGCTAAGAGAGCGGCTTTGCAAGGAAGCTATGGTGGCTACAAACATGGTGCTGTTCTGATAAAGGGTGGCTCTATAATAAACATATCTCACAATAAAGATAAATTTTGCTCCTTTGGCAGCAGATTTAGAAAACGTAACGAGGGGACAGCCACCCTTCATGCTGAACTTGGTTGTATCCTAAATCTAGATAGAAACCTTACCAGTGGCACTACAATTTATGTCGTGCGTGTAAACAGAGAGGGGCATTTTAGGATGTCTAAACCATGTTCTATGTGCCAAACAGCGTTGCAGCATGTGGGTGTAAAGAAAGTGTTTTATTCTAATGAAAGGGGTGAAATAGATTCGTATAAATTATGAAAAGAATATTGTTAATTGATGCCCTGAATATGTATTACAGGGCTTATATAGTTGACCCGACCTTATCTCTAAACGGTGATCCTGTTGGAGGTTTAGTCGGGTTTTTAAAAATTCTACAAAAGTTGGTTCGTGAAACAAAACCAGATCAAATTGTTATTGCATGGGATGGAGCGGGAGGTTCACAAAGAAGACGAACTATCAACAAAAATTATAAGGAAGGTAGAAAACCTATCCGTTTAAATAGAACTGTTGAAAATCTCAGTGAACAAGAAGAATATGAAAATAAGATTTGGCAACAAACTAGGTTAATTCAATATATGAATGAAATGCCGGTTTGTCAATTGATGATACCGAACATTGAAGCTGACGACGTTATCGCATATATAGCTGGTATGCCCCAATTAAAAAATATACAAAAGGTCATTATTAGCAGTGATAAAGATTTTATTCAGCTTTGTGATGATGAAACTGTATTATATCGACCTGTACAAAAAGAAGTAATGTCTAAAAAAACTATCGTTGAAAAATATGAAATTCACCCAAAGAACTTTGCACTGGCAAGAGCGATTAGTGGAGATAAGAGTGATAATCTTAAGGGTGTTGGTTCAGTGGGGTTAAAAACAATCGCAAATCGATTTCCCATGTTGAAGGAAGAAAAATTCTATACTTTAGATGAAATTGTAGAACACTGCAAAAATGAAGACAGCGACTTAAAAGTATATAAAAATATTATTGAGAAACAAAATCTTGTAAGAGAAAATTATAAAATCATGCAGCTTTACGCACCCTCAATTCCAATTCACAGTAAAGATAAAATTAAGCACACATTAGAAAATGCGTGCAATGAATTTAACAAAACTGAGGTAATCAAATTAATGATGAAGGATGGTATTAGCGCGTATGATTGGACTACGCTCTTTACAACTTATCGTAGAATAGTGCGCGACAATGCTTGACAAATTGTGTGATATGCATATACAATGGCTTAATTTAAAAGGGTATGTAAATGGAGCAAGTTGATTTTTCCAAGTTCGGTAAAGATTTCCAAGAAAAATTAGTCCAGCTAATATTGGAAGATAGAACGTTCTGCGATCAGATAAAAGAAGTTTTAGATATAGGATTTCTAGAATTAAAACATCTTCAGTTATTTACTAAAAAGGTATTTCAATATAAAGATAAGTACGAAACACACCCTTCCTATAAAACAATGGCGACAATCCTTCGCTCAGAATTAGATAATGAAAATGAGGCTGTACAACAACAGATAAGAAGTTATTTTGCTAGAATTTATAAGTCAGATGCTGGAGTTGAAAGTTCAGAATATATCAAAGAAGTTTCATTAGATTTTTGCAAAAAACAAAAGCTCAAAGAAGCGATGATGAAGTCAGTTAATCTTCTACAACGCTCTTCTTTTGACGAGATTAGTGTGATTATCAACAATGCTCTTAAATTGGGCATTGATAATAATTTTGGATATGATTATTTAAAAGATTTTGAAAAGAGGTTTGAAATTAAGGCCCGAGATCCAATTACTACTGGTTGGGTTGAACTTGATAACATAACCAAAGGAGGGCTTGGGAATGGAGAACTTGGTGTGGTTATTGCTCCAACTGGTACTGGAAAGTCAATGGCACTAGTACATCTAGGCGCCGAAGCTTTAAAAATTGGCAAAAACGTAGTTCATTATACTTTAGAATTACAAGATACATTTGTTGCTATTCGCTATGATAGTTGTTTAACTGAAATTCCCCTTAATGACGTCTATGGTTTTAAAGATCTTATTTTAGAAAAGGTTGAAGATTTAGCCGGTCAATTGATTGTCAAAGAATATCCCACTAAATCCGCTAGCACTAATACTATTAAAAATCATCTAGATAAGTTGCGACGACGCGGCGTTGATATAGGAATGGTTATTGTAGATTATGGCGATCTTTTACGCCCAAATACGATAAATCGCGAGAAAAGAATTGAACTAGAATCTATTTATGAGGAACTTCGTGCAATTGCACAAGAGTTTTCATGTCCAGTTTGGACAGCCTCACAAACAAATAGGTCGGGATTGAACGCAGAAGTTATTACAATGGAGTCAATATCGGAAGCCTTTAATAAGTGCTTTGTTGCCGACTTTATTTTTTCTTTATCTAGAACCGTAGAAGATAAAATAACCAATACTGGAAGAATTTTTGTGGCCAAGAATAGAAATGGGCCAGATGGTATAATTTATCCAATATATATGGATGCCAGCAAAGTTAACATTAGGGTTTTAAAGTCGGAGGGCGAGACTCCTTTTACAATGGCTGCAAAGACTTCTAAAGAGCAAGCAGACTTGTTGAAAGAAAAGTACAAAGATTTCAAAAAAGAAGTAAGGAAAGAAGATGCAGAAGAAATATGATATAGCTAGAGATATTTTATCCGATGTAACGATTTATATGAAGTATGCAAGATATTTACCGAACAAACAGCGTAGAGAGAGTTGGAAAGAAATTGTTACAAGAAATAAAAAGATGCATCAAAAGAAATATCCTGAGCTTAAAGAAGAGATAGAAGAAGCTTATCAACACGTACAAAATAAAAATGTACTTCCCTCAATGCGCTCCATGCAGTTTGGTGGAAAGTCAATTGAGGTGGCACCAAATAGAATCTACAATTGTGCTTACTTACCAATAGATGATTGGCGTTCTTTTTCCGAACTTATGTTCTTGTTGCTTGGGGGAACAGGAGTGGGGTATAGTGTACAATTGCATCATATTGAAAACTTACCAGAAATACAAAAACCAAATAACAAGAGGAGCAGAAGATTTTTGGTAAATGATTCGATAGAAGGTTGGGCTGATGCTATTAAAGCGCTTTTTAGATCTTATTTTTTTGGTGGCTCCAAGCTTCGATTTGACTATTCCGATATTAGGCCAAAGGGCGTCAGATTAGTTACTTCTGGTGGAAAAGCACCCGGACCTCAACCACTTAAGGAATGTTTGGTCAAGCTTGAGGGAATGTTAGAAGAGAGAGAGACTGGCGATAAACTGCAGCCAGTTGAAGTGCATG